GCAGTCGTCGGACGAGTTCAATAAGCTCGACAAGAGGACGTTTCGTGAAGTCGTCACCGGCTCTCGGCGTGCCGGTGAGCAGGTCGAGGATTCGTTTAAGGAGGCTGCACGGTCGTCTAAGAAGTCTTTGGGCGGCATCAACTTCAAGAAGATCGCCGGAGGAATCGCCGCCCTGTTCGCCGGGGCGCAGCTCGGTTCGCTGTTCAAGGACTCGGCGCTCGACGCCCAAAACCTGAACTCTGTCATCGCCAATACGGAGACGATTATCAAATCGACCGGCGGTGCTGCCGGGATCTCAGCCGAAGAAATTCGGTCTTCGTCGCAGGCGCTGTCGGCCTCGACCGGCCAGACCGCCGCTGACATCCAAGAGGCATCGAACGTTCTCTTGACGTTCAAGAACATCGGCGGCGAGGCCTTCGACCGGACGCAGGGAGCCGCACTCGACTTGGCTGCTGTCCTCGGAGGCGACGCAAAAAGTCAGGCTGTCGCACTCGGTAAGGCGCTGAACGATCCGACGGCGGGCGTCGCCGCTCTCGGGCGTGTTGGCGTCACGTTCACTGATCAACAAAAAGAGCAGATCAAAGTTCTGCAGGAGTCGGGCGACGTGCTCGGCGCCCAAGGTGTCATCCTCGACGAGATCGAGGGGCAGGTGGGTGGGGCTGCTGCGGCGTCGGCCGACTCGACTGCCAAGATCGGTGCGTCGTTCACGAACCTGAAAGAGACCCTTGGGCAAGGTCTGATCGGGGCGCTCGACAACATTACGCCGTCGTTGACGTCGTTGTTCGACACTCTCGGGCCGGTTGCTGCTCAGCTCGGCGACGTCCTCGGCGGCGCACTTGAAGCGATGCTCCCGGCGCTCGAATCTGTCATCGGCGGCCTGGAGCCGTTGTTCAATATCTTGGGCGATCTTGTCCCGGTTCTCGCCCCGATCGCTGTCCTGCTCGCCGACGTTCTCGTGATCGCTCTGGAGACGGTTGCTGCTGCGTTCGGTCCGCTGCTTAAGGCGCTCGCCCCGGTCATCGAGGAGTTGGCTGGAGAGTTCGGTGAGATTCTTGAAGAGATCGCCCCGTTACTCGGAGAGGTCGCCGGATTGCTCGGAGGTGCTCTGGGTGCGGCGCTGGTCGCTCTTGCCCCTGTCGTGTCGACCGTCGCCCGGATCGTCGCTGATCTGCTCGTCAAATATCTTGGTGTGCTCGTCGACATCGTTACCGAGTTGACGCCGGTCTTCGTGCAGATCGCTTCGATAGTCGGCGGAGTCCTCACTCAAGTGTTCGAGGCGCTTGCCCCGCTGATCTTGAAGATCTTTGAGGCTCTGGCCCCGTTGATCCCGATCATTGCTGGTGCGTTGATGTCGGCGATCACGGCCATCATGCCGTTGATCACGGCACTGCTCGACGCTTCGCCGAGATCGCTGATGTGTTGATCGAGTCGCTCGCACCTGTCCTCCCGGTTCTTGTTGAGGCGCTCGTGCTCGTTCTGGAGGCATTCATCCCTCTGGTCCCTGTTTTGGTGTTGCTGGTTGAGGCGTTGCTGCCGGTCCTCGTGCAGCTGATTGAGTTGCTGGCCCCGATCATTACCACGCTGGCGGAGGCGTTGCTGCCGGTCCTCGTCGTGGCTGTCGAGTTGTTGACAACGGTTCTGACTTTCGTGATCGAGGAGGTGATCATTCCGATCGTCGACTTCTTTAACGACAACCTGAAACCGGCGATCGAGACTGTCGGCGAGAAAGCGACCGGGCTGGCCGGTTTATTCAAGTCGATGGGAGAAGTGTTCAAAAAGGTTTGGGACAACGTGTTGATGCCGATCAAAGATTTTTTTGTGGGTGTGTTCACGGTTGCTTTTGAAACGATTGGGGCCGCCTCTACGAAATTCGGCGATGCGTTTGAGACGGCGATGGGTGTCCTCAAGACCGTCAAAGACGAAGTGGTCATGCCGATCTACAATTTTTACAAGACGACGTTCGGGGAAGCGTTCGCCGCTGCCGGGACCGCTGTCGAGGAACTCGGCGAAGTGTTCTCGACCGTGTGGGGTGGCATCCAAACGACCGTCGAGACGGCGGTGGGTGCCGTGAAGACGGCGATCAACACGATCATCCGAGGATGGAACGGTCTACGATTCGGCATCCCCGGTTTCGACCCTCCCGGCCCCGGCTCGTTCCCCGGTTTCAATATCGGCGTACCTCAAATCACTGAGTTGGCGATGGGCGGCATCGTGACCGAACCGACCCTCGCTCTTCTCGGCGACAACAAGTCGGCAACCGAGGCGGTCGTGCCGTTGGAGCGGGCCGCCGAGTTCGGGTTCGGAGGCGGCCAGTCCGGTCCGGCGCTCAACATTGAAACCGCCAACTTTTACGACGGGACTGACGCTGATCTTGTGGCACAAAAAACGATGATGGCTCTCAACTCACGTAGGTTTGCGGCATGAGCAGCGGCGTCTATCTGACTGACGAAACATTAGGAGCGCTCCAGCTCGGACCGACCGCCGACCAGATCACGGCAGGAGAACCGGGAGAGACCGGATACGTCGTTTCTGACTGGGCTGTCGGCTTCCCGGAGGTTCGTGCGGTGTCCCGGCCGAGAGCTTTGTCTGATGGCTCTGTCGACGACTCACGGTTTGTTGGTGCCCGAGCGATCAGCTTTGGTATCACGGTCGATCAGAGAGTCGCAGATCCGCAGGTGTTGATCGAGCGGCTGACGCCGTATCTTTCGCCTCGTCGACGGCCCCGGATGTACTGGGCGATCCCCGGATCATCTCAACAACGATCGGCGATCGTGCGGGGCGCAGATATGCCCCTTTCGATTGTGCGCCGAAAGTTTCATCAGGTGGTCGCCTCGTGGGTCGTCCCGAATGGTCTGTTGGAGTCGGCGGCAGAGAATATGAGAACTCTCCGGCCGTCGACTGACGTGGAGTCCGGTCGGCATTACACGTTGCCCGGCGATCAGTATGGGCCGTACTACACGAACGATGATGCTGGCGAGGTCGGTCGACAGTACGAGCCGGGCGCAGGTATCGGTGCGTACATTGTGGACAACGTCGGGAACGCCGTCGCTGACTGGGTCGTCGTGATCTACGGGCCGGTGGAGACGCCGAGTCTCACGATCAACGGTGCCAATATCGTTTTTGATCGTGACGGTGGTTTGACGTTGAACGGCGGCTCGTCGGTCGTCCTCGATTCTCGCAACAGAACGATCTTGAGGAACAACGATCCGGCCGACTCGTTGTACGGGAAAACCAACTTTGACGAGTGGGCGTGGGAGGATGTCCGTTTCCAGCCGGGCCTGAATCGGGTTGTGTACGGCGGAGATGTCGTCGGCTTTTCGTCGTCGGTCGTGTTCAAGTGGAGAGACGCATATTTGTGAGCACCGTTGATATCGCTGTTGCTGACGTGTTTACGATCGGAGTCGGCCCGTGGACGAACTCTGACCCTGTCCAAGAGGTCGGCCTGTTTGGGACGGTCTCTCTCTCAATGTCTTTGGACGCTGGCTCGATTGTTTCGTTCGATCTTTCCGGCGACTCACCGGGCGCCCGGAACATCGACGAGCTGGCCACAGATGTTTGGCTGTATCTGAGCGGCGTGGTTATTGCTCGGTGCCGGGTGATCTCGGTTCAGCAGACGTTCGGTGTCGACGGCGGCGACACGGTGAGTGTGACAGCGGTCGATTACAAGGCGCTGATGAAGGCTCGCCACGTACAATCTCCGTTGGTCTACTCGTCGGTCGGCCAGGCGCAGATCGTTTGGTCAGTCATCCAGCATGCTCAGGCTCAGGCGGGCGGCGACCTGGGGATCACGGCCGGGACACTTGATGGTGGGGGCATTGACCGTGACCGGTCGTACCTTGTCGGAGAGAATCTTGGCGACCTGCTGGCGAACCTGTCGGCTGTCATCAACGGCCCGTGGTGGGAGGTCGACGGCAACCTCGTTTTGAGCGCCCACCCGTTCTCGGCGTTTCCGACACAGAGCACACCGATCATGTTGGGTGTCACCGCCCGAGAGATGACGAGGTCGTCGGGTGCTTCGACGTTTGCGAACTCGTTGATCGTTGACGGCGACTCTGGTTTCACGGAACCAGTTTCGGTTGATGATGCCGGGATCGCATCGGATCCCCGAGGACGTTGGGAGCGGGTTGCCGGGTTCCCGTCGGTGACTCAACGGTCGACGCTTGTAGAGAAAGCTGACGGTCTACTTCAGGACGCCCGCTCGCCGATCGCAGCTTGGTCGTGCGACATCGATGCCACACGTTTCATTACTGACGCTGCGTATCGTCCCGGCGATTTTGTGAGGATCGTCGTTCCGTCGACGATTGTTGCGTGTCGGTGTCCCTGAGTATTCGGTGTCGGGTCAGGTCATGTCGGTCACGTTGACGATTGCTGCTTCGGGAGAGACGACTGTTGCTGTTGAGTGTGTGGAGGTTCCGGCGTGAGGGATCGTGGAGCCAGGCCTGGCGTTGACCGGCAAGCCGCATTTTTGGAGGATCTTTTGGGCCGACTCGCAGCGCTTGAGCGTGCATCGGGTGGGACGTCAGGGTTCACGTTTTTCGGCGAGTCGACACCGACGACGACACGTGACGGGCACACATGGTTTAAGCCGTCTACGGGTGTGGCTTCGGTGTGGTCGTCGGGCGCTTGGGTCGCGTACTGACCCGAAGCGTGAGGGTAGCCTGATTGCTATGACGATTGAACTGCCTCTCTGGCTTCAAAACTTGGAGTACAGCGCACGACTTGACCGCCTCGTTATTGAGCGTGTCGCACGAGGTGCCGAGCAGGTCTACGACGGTTTGGTAGTTGCTCAAGACGGCGTCGGGTCGTTCAATGTGGATGTCTCGGGAGGCGGCGGCGTCATCCAAGGCGACGATTCGGCCAACCAGGGCATGTATATGGTCAAGTCCACGACGACGGTCACGATTCCGGTGCCTCCGTCGCCTGCCTCCGGGTCTCGCACCGATACGGTCATTGTTCGGGTGAACGATTCGCAAGCCGGTGGTTTGACTCTCCCGGCCGATCAGGCAGTATTCGATGTGATCGAGGGAACAGTTTTGCCGGATACGGCGATTTCGTTGGCGACGATCGCCCGCACATTTGATGAGTCAGCAATTTTGGATGCTGCGATCACTGATACTCGAACTCTTCTTCCTGAAACGGAGTTGGTAAATACGGATGGTGACCCTGGTGTGACGGCATATAGCGGATCAGTCGATCCTGATGTGAGTTACATGTTGGCTGCTGGCGACATATGGATTACCTCTGATCCTTTTATTTGGGATGGGGCCGGATGGGTCACGCCGCCTGGTTATCTCGGTTGGGATATCACGACAGCAACCTATGCCTCTACGAAGGACGTGTCCGCTCAAGACACCAACCCGAACAGTGTTGCGTTCTCGCCTGACGGCACCAAAATGTTTGTTGTCGGTCCCAATACCGTATCGGTTTACCGGCACGACTTGTCGACNGCTTGGGATATCACGACAGCAAGTTATGTGTCGTCGAAGGACGTGGGAGCGCAAGACTTCANCCCGAACAGTGTTGCGTTCTCGCCGGATGGCACCAAAATGTTTGTGCTGGGCCTCGACGAAACCCGTGTCTATAGGTATGACTTGGGCACCGCTTGGGATATCACGACCGCTTCCTATGTTTCGTTGAAGAGCGTGTATTCGCAAGACACC